TCCATAATGTCGCCCGAGGTCGAGCCTCCCCATATCAGCCAGGCCACCGCACCTTTGCCGGGGAAGTCTTCGTTATCGGGCTTGTTCGCGGGGGCATCCATGTCCACCTTGTGCCGGGCGAACCACGGCCCCATGCGCCGAACCTTGTCTTCTGAGATGCTGCCGTCTGCCATGTCTCGGGCTTCCCGAAGGGTCTTGTCCGTCATGCCTTCGCCACCCTTACCCTCGCGGTTGTACTCAAGACCGCGCTCGGCGTTGTCCCGAATAAACTTGGGAACCTCTATCGCCATTAGGCGTTAAGGTCAGCGATTAGGGCAGCAAGGTTCGTGCCTAGCCCAGTCACCAGACCCTTGCGGGCGGCGGTACGGCCAGAGAATACCTGTCCTTCCATGTCCTCGTCGGCGACCATTGAACGCTTGCCGAGGACGGAGGCTTTGAAGTCTGCGTGGATTTCCTCGACCTGTGCCTGGAGGTCGGCGCGTTGAGCGTCGGTAAGGGAGGTGCCGGGGATGCCAGCGCCCTTGAGGGTGCCAGACTTGATTACGTCCATGCGTACGCCTTCCATCTCAAACGCCTTGGAGTAATCGGGGATAGCCATGTAAACACCGACCGAGCCGACAGTAGCCGAGGGCGTGGCGACGAAGCGGTCGGCAGCGGAGCCAATCCAGTAGGCGGCAGACGCGGCCTCGGTATCGGTGAAGGCCACAGTGGGCTTGCTGGAGCGGGCTAGGGCAGCGGCGGCCTCTTCGACCCCCGTGACAGTACCGCCAGGGGAGGAGATATCGACGAGGATGGTTTCGACCTCGGGGTCGTCTTCCATCATTTCTAGGGCAGACGTGAACTCGTCAACGTCGGCGGCACCAGTGAGCGACTCAAGGCGGGATAGGCCCTTGCCGATGACACCACGCAGGGGGATGACTCCGACCTTGCCAGCCTTGTACGCTTCGGGCTTGCTGCCGAAGATAAGTTTAAGGGTCTCCTCAATGGCCCCGGCCTTAGCGGCGAGTTCGGAGTGATCGGCGGCGCGGGAGGGGGAGATGAGCAGGGGCTCGCGGCCCTTGAGAGCATTGGTAAGGAATCGCATAGAATTAAGGTTGGGGCGTGGGGGCGGGTGCTCCTGCTGCGCTCATGCTACCGGGCTGGGCGTTGCTCATGCGGTAGAGTAGCTCGAAGGGCAGACCGGCACGGGTAGCGAGGTCGCGGATGTAGGCCATGTCGGCGGCACGCTTTTCCATCTCCTCGCGGAAGTCCATCCCGCGCTGGCTGTAAATCTCGGACATGGAGAGAAGACCCATCTCTACATCGGCGCGGTCGTTAGCGGCTTCGCGGCCAGCGTCCACAGTGATTCGCTTAGGGGTTGTCCAGGAGTGCTTTTCCCAGCCTTCGACATCGGGCAACTCGCCTCGGGCGATGGCGTCGCCGATGACGTAGCCCCAAGTCGGGTTGCAGACGTTGTCGATGAGGATGGTCTGATGGCGTGAGGCGATTCTGTCCATCTTGGCGATGACCAGACGAACGCCGGGGCCGTTGAGCATCGTAGGGTCGGTGAACCCTGCGGGCATGACCCCTGCGGATGCGTCCTGCTTGACGGCCTTGATGAATGAATCGAAGTTACTGTTCGGGCGTGCCGAGGCTTGGTGTACGAGGTCTTCGCCAGGCTCAAGGGCAATGAACTTGCCGCCCAGACCGACACCTAGGGCATCAGCGGATTGCGGGTTGCTTGCCAGTTCGCTTGCAAGGTCTGGGCCGAACTCGCCACCGCCTCGCTTGAGGACACGGGTGATTTCCGCATGGTCTTTCACTGCCGTTTTTTCGAGGGCGAGGATTTCCATCAAGTCCTGGAGGTCGTTCCAACTGTGTTGCAACAGCGGCAGGCCACGGGCTCCCGAGACGAACTCGGGGTCTTGTACCATCATCATCGCGTTAGCGAGAATCTGGCGGTAGGTTCCGTCCGAGCGGATTACCCAGTACGCTTTGATTTCGCCATAGGCACCGAAGACGATGCCATCGTGTACGCCGTTCTCGTCTACGTTCTCAGGGCTTCCGACGCGATGGGCTTCGATACCCTGCAACTTGGGAAGACCCGAAGCGTTGCGAACCTTGGCCAAGAAGAAGTCGCCGTCCAGTACCCAGCGACGCTCGGCGATGCGGAGAAGGTCGTTAAATGAAAAGCGGTTAGTGATGTCGCATCGACGAGCCCAGTTAGCGAAGTACGCCTCGGCGGTCTTGTTCCACTCGGGGTCGGAGGTGTGAGCCTGCGGACGGAAGCCATCGCCCACTGTGTAGAGGACGAGGTCGCCAACCATCTCGCGGATTTGACCAGAGTTCCTCTCGCCCCACCGCATCTTCTTGACGAGCTCGGAACGCTTGGCGGGAGTAAGGTCGCGGCGCTGATCCTGCGCGGGGGACAGCCAAAGGAACGAGCGGCGGCCTGTGAATCGTGCGGCCTCGTAGCCAGCGCCCACGCCGCCATTATACCCTTGGGCCTTGGGAGCCTTGCCCGCCTTGGGCTTGGGTACGGGTGCTTTGATTGCGGGCTTGCGGGGCATAAATTAGAAGCCGTCGAAGGAGCGGTAGTCCGTACGGATGATGGTAGTCCTCTTGCCGTACGTCGCAGGGTCGAGCTGGCATAGGGCCATGCGGCATTCAGCCAACACCTCGCGGACCGGCATAACGAACTGCTTGTTCACGTTCGTTCCGCTGTCGGAATAAGACATGATGGTCTTTCCTTCCTTGAGCATGGCGACCGCCTTGTCGCGGATGGCGAGGATGTCGGATTCGGCTAGGCCGATGAATATGCCGGAGGCTGCCATACGTTCACCCTTTGCAGTTCGTCAAGAGAGGTGGACCGACCCGGGACCCCAAACAACGACTGCCTGCCACTGTCTCATGAACCGGGCCGGTCCGAAGACATAGAAAGGAAAAATGGGATGTAAGGCAAGCGGTCATTCTGTGGGCGACATTTCCTCAGATGCGGCACTGGCCTCCCGACCGACCACACCCCAGCGGATTGCCACTAGGGCGGCTAGGCATTCGCAGTCGAGCGCGTGATTGTCCTTCTTGCCCTGGGGCAATATCCACATGGGCTTGCCTGTTCGCCTGTCCTTGACCCGCACCTCGGCGTTCATCTGGTCTACGTATTCTTGGGAAGTGTCGATTCCGTATGTGTGCAATCGTCGTGACCGCAGACCCGAGAGGATGTCCTTGATGGCAAGGTTTGAGAAGGAGATGAGCCGTGCGCGGTTGCGCTGACCAGGAACCATGACGGCCTGCGGGTCGGAGTAGAATCGGCGCTTGTTCTGACCGATGGAAAAGTCCTCCTGCCCTGAACCCTTGGCAACCTTCCAGCCTCGGCGGGCACACTCGGCGTAGACGATCTGAGTCTGGTCGCCCGAGTCCACCAGCACCATCGCAGGGTGGATGCCTTGGGAGACCGCCAAGGCCTCGATGTCCTGCCAAGTCTCCAGCCGGCCAAACCACCGCAAGCGGCTTGCCCCCTTCTCCGACCATGACCTAGCAGCCGCCCAGAAGTGTCCGCGCTGAACGTCAACCCCGAGGGTACGCAGGGGGATGCCCTTGATGTCTTTAGTGAACTTGCCGCGAGAATCGACCCGGGCCTCGTCCTCCCACTCGTCGCCCTGCTTGTAGTCGCTGGCCTTGGAGTCGGCGACCATGCCGCCACCCTCTTCGCTCCAGGGCATCGCTAGTCGCTTCTGCTTAAATATCCTGCGGGGGTTTTCGTCTCCGTAAATGTCTGCGGCTTCTTGAGCCTCAATCATCAAGACACCTAACTCGCCCCAGCTCATAGCCGCCAGCGAGTTCCAATGCAGCCCGACCTTGCCAGCCCCAGTCCCCGGAGATGTGGCTACAAACATTCCCCCTGCGTTGCAGGCGTGCCGCGTGCCAGCCTTGTCGGGCAGACGGGTCGCACACTTGGCACACTCGTACGTTGTGCCGTTTGCCACTGCGGCCTTGTCCCAGCCTGTCGAGGTGCGCGCCGTCTCGGGGAAGCGGACGAAGTCCCATAGCCACGGCTGGAGGTGGTCGCAGGACGGGCAGCGGAAGTTCCAGTCACGTTGGTCGGTGGACTGCCAGAGCACGTCGAAGTCGTCCCCAGCGGTCGAGCCTTGCGACATAAACAGTCGCTTGCCCAGCCAACCGAAGGCGGTGACGCGGGCAGACGCTTCGCCAATGTGACCCTTCGGCCACAGCCAACACTCGTCCCCTATCAGCCATCGGATGGCGCGACGCTGGAGGTTCTTGTCGTTATGGGCTCCGAGTACCCATGCCGTCATCGTCTCGAATTGGATGGTCGATGAGCGATCCATCTCGGGGACTAGGCGAGCCTTCACCGGCGGGCAGTTATCCCACAGCGGACGCAGGGCTGTGAGGTTAAAGTCCCGCGCATTCTGGTCGTTGTCCTGGAGGATAAGCGTCGGGCCGGGAGCGCGAGCAGCGATGTGGCACGAGAGGAGGCGGGCCAGCAGGGTCTTGCCGGACTGGATGGAGGCGAGCACAGTCACCAGCCGCACCTCGGGGTCGGCACAAATGCGGAGGCCTTCGGCAATCCACGGCGTACGCTCGGAGCGGAAGGGGCCGGGCAGGGGCGAGTCGGGGATGGCTACGACGTTGTCCTCGCACCATTCGACCACATCGCCCGAGTCGCTAGGGGCGAGCAGGGAACGACCGAGGGAGATCAGGGCGGGGTCAGACATTTGCCGTGCGTAGTTTAGCGTCGGTCATTCTACGCATCGGAGGACAGGTCAGAGCGGACGGAGCGAACCCAAGCGTCCAGCGTCTTGATGGCGAGCGCAGGGTTGTCGGGGTTGCACTTCTCGGCGCACTCCAAGCCGACCTTCTCGAGGCGGGCGAGGACGAGCGCAGCCAACTCGCGGACGGATGCCTCAGCCAACTCGCGCTTTATAAAGACCTTTTCGTTTAGTGCTCGACGCTCCTGCTCCTCTTCGAGGTTAATTAGGGTTTTGAGACTTTGATTATAGGATGTCTGATAGCGACCTTGATTGCTATCGCCTTCCTCCATCGAGGTCTCCCAAACGCCTTGAGCCCGGGCGACTAGGTGCCGATGCCGCGTGATGGTCGAGGCGAGCGTGCCATCGTCGAGCGTGTCTAGCCGGCTAGGGATCGGAGCCAGCCCGACCGCCTTGCGTTCCTCGCGCCAAAGTTTAGCGGCC